GCACATCGCAATTATCGCAGGTTACTTCATATTTCTGCACTATTGATGCAACTAGCTCCCTTGATCTATCGCATTTGTCGCATCGATATTCATAGATTGGCATCGTCATAAGGCCTTTCCATAGTGGCATTGCCATTCCAGTATTGCACCATTTGCTTCTCGAATCCAGCAGCTAGTCGGCATACTCGACAATTGCCTGCCTTCATCTTCCAATTACCGCATTGATCGCATCGCACAATATCGTCCTCTTTACTGGCTATGCGATCAGATGGATAGATAATCCGCTGCGTAAAGCATCGCTGACATTCAATCAGCCACACTTCTTCAGGCGCTTCGGGTATATCGCTGGTCTCATACCGATTTACCTCAATATGCGGAGTAACTAGCTTGCAACTTGAGCAAATAAACGGATGAGCATCAGTTCTCATTTCTGAAACACCCAATGCCCATCTGACCCAATTCTCATCCATCTAGCTGGACATTGGTCTGCTCTGTCTTTGCTAGGGCAGGTATAACCGCGATATTCCTTGCCATCTTTCGTTCCAGATTTCAGAATCATTGGCCCTCTGCCACATTTGCATAGTGGCATTTCATCAATTACTTCGGCCCCAAGTTCTGCCGCAATAGTCGAGACATCCCAGACAATTGGCTCTGGGTCATTCGGTCTTTGTTCCTTAATGAAGGATGCAAGCTCTGGCTTTGTTGTCTGAATCGGTTTCTTTGGCGCTCCAGTCGGCTTAGCAAAGAATCCAGCAAGGTTAAGTGCTCGCCCAAGAGCGCCGGTCTCGGCAAGTTCAAGCGCGTATTGCTTAGACTTAGACTCGCTAGATAAACCCGTAGTCCAAGGGTTAGGGTCAGCCTCAGTGCGATACAGCTCAACTTTAACAATATAGACATCGCAATTAGCGACAAGCGACTCCGCCAAGGTGTGAGTCTTAATTCGATAATCTGGATACGCATTTATAAACTCCTTCAATCTATCTTGAACACTTACATAATCATCTAGGTAATTCGACATTTAACTTTTCTCTCCCTGCGAAATTATTTATCGCATCTGTCAACTGTTCTTTTAATGAATAAAATGTGCCATCTGGCCAGTTTTGAACTTCATCCGCGCAAGGCTGGCAATAGAACCTAACCTGTGCTTTGCGAAGTGGTGTCTCGCTTTGGACTTTCCAAACTGCTGGCGTTCTAGCTTTCAAATGCCATTCGCCTTTAATTTGTCCCCAGCGAGATTTGCAATAATCGCAGTATTGATTTTGATTATGATTGCGAGTCAGACTCAATGTCATCCCAATCTTCTGGTGTAGAAAATCTGCATCGACCCAAGATAGCGGCGTATCCAATGAGATCGAGATACGAATCCTCGCGCTCTGGACTTTCCACCATTCTTGAGAGTTTTGTCGCAATAGCAATAAGTGCCAATTCAGATGGGTCTCGGAGCTGAATACCGAGAACTCTCGCGATTTTGTAAATGCGGTAAAAATTGTGCCTCGGGTCGCCATACTCAATGCCCCTGTCGAATAAGGTGTCACCAGCATCGTTGATCCAGTCACTTAATGACCTCTGTGTATCGGACACTTGACCTTCCTCTCTTATAACCTTCGTTAAAAGCTTTCGCTTTGGCTGAAGTCCATAAACCCCATAAGTAAAGGCTAAGAAATGGAACTCCAATAATTATTGCTGCAACTGCTTCATCAGATAAATTAGGCAACATCTGCATTCACCCCATATTTATCAAGCCAATATGCAGAAATTTCAGCCTTGGATAAACGGCCTCTCAGCTGCTTCTTACCCATCCGCTCTTTAGCGAATCGTCTTATTATTGATCCCTTAACCCAATTTGTTTCATCAGTCCAAGCACCAGCCTGAGAATCAAATCGAATAAGAGCTATTTTATTTATCATTTTGCTCCCGTTCTGTAATCCCTAAATGGATTAACGGGTTAAATATATTTGCTTAAATCTATTTAGACAAGTAATAGCTCGGCGAGTCGGATGTCTAAAAATCCGCAAGGCCTTTCGCTGTGTGCTTTGTTGCTGAAGTCAGTGGTTACTGGAAGGCTCTTTAAAACCCATTCAGGCTCGATTAGAGCCCCTAAGTCGAACTGGTAGATACCTTTAGGTGTCGCGTTGATATAAAGCGTCCTAGCGCCCGTTCTAGCCCTTATATCGGCCAGATAATCCCACTTCTTTTTCTCGATGAGAAGGCGGTCGTAATGAGTCCTACGACATTTGAGCTCAATAAAGCTATCGCTGGTAATGCCATCGGCTCGGTCGGTCGCTGATAGGGGCGTTAAGTCCGGGTATAGCGACTTAAGAGCCTCAAAGAGTTCAACCTCTCGAAAGTAGATTAGTTATCCTCTTCTCCATCTTCCCAACCAATTTTCTTTATTGGATCATCGGCTGGCACTATCCAATCAGGATAAGAGCTGCGATCCATAGCGAAGGCCAGCGAAGTGCCTTCGTCCATCCCAGCCCTGCGACAAGCTTTATAAACTTCGTTAGCTGCAATAGCCCAGAAATCAAGCTTTGTTAATGGAGTTTCCTTAGTAGTGCGCCTTCTCTTAGGGCGCTTCTTACTTACGCGCTTTCGCGTTGCCATTTCGGACTCCCTTCGCTAGGGCCAATTCTAGCTGAGACTCCATTTTATCCAGGCGCGACACTATGGGGATATTTTCCAATTTGATTATGTATCGAAGGCCGCCAACCAGTAGAGCTATTGATCCCAGAACTGAAGCGATTAAGGTGGCCAGTTCAACCGCCTGCATTAACGGACTCGGCCGTAACGCTCGTAATTGGGATTTAGCCAGTTAATAATGCTAGGCAAGACTGATACTAGAGCTGCGTTGGCAATTGCATTTATGTCCAACCCCACCGCTAGGTAAGTCGCTAAAGCTGTCGCTAGGAATGTCTTTGCCCAGCTTTCGGCTGCTTTTTTTAGGTCGCTCATTAGATTCTCCTTCAAGGTCAAACCATCTGCCATCTGTATCTCCCAAGCTAGTAAATGATATATGGAAGTGACTACGATGCGGATTGGCCCCTTTATAGTTACGGCGCTTCCAGCCCAAAATTGGGCTCATAATCTTGCCATCGTAGATAATATATTTAATGCGCTTATCGCCTCGCTTAGCGCATTTACGAATCTTTTCGACTAGTGCATAAGCTTCTTCTTTATGAGCGCTTAAATCAGAGTCAATATCTATAGCTCTGACGATTCCTCTTGCGTCCGGTATATGATCAGAATTGCCCTTTGCAAGATGCCTAGCATCAGCCACCCAGCCATCACTACGCCTATCGCGCTCAGGATATAGATCATCAATCATTTCCCTTAATTGAATTCCAGCAGCGCATAATTTAGGCATTATCTTGAGGAATTGTGCTTAATTTTCTAGCGGTGGAATTATCCATCGGCAGGTATCTTCATCAAAACCAATGGCATTATCTGGCCTTGGAGCAATAAATGCATCTCTAACAGCATCGTAACTAAAACCTACACCTGCATAGTTCTTGCGTAAGTTGCCGTTATATGAAGTGCGCTTGCAGACTTGGCCTCTAAAATTACCATACCAAGTTTCTGTGTCTAATCCTTCAATTAATTCAGTTTCATCAATGCCAGTAATAACTTCAGTTACTACATTGTTTTCATCCAAAAATGCGTAGTGTGCCATTATGCCCAACTCACATTTCCTGTGCCAGCAGTAATTGTTGTAATTTTATAGGGAGCGCTTGTTGTCGTTGATCCAGTTAAACCTGCGCCAATAGTTATAGTTCTAGTGTCTGGATAACGCAGAATCACTATACCTGAGCCTCCATTCCCACCTTGACCGCCTGGAGTATTGCCAGTTTGACCTGTTCCCCCGCCCCCCGAACCAGTATTAACAGTTCCATTACTTCCATTATTGCTAGTTCCAGTTGCTGCGGCATTTCCCCCTCCCCCAGTTCCTCCAAGGCCTCTCGTTCCAGGATCACCTGCAGTTTCTCGGCCATAACCTGCGCCTCCACCACCCGC